TTGCCTTTATAGTTTCTCCTTCAAATCCATTAACCGCAGGGCCATACCAATATTTTCGATATGTCATGTAATATCCTCCGGCATATCCGGCACTGTTATATATAAATGGTTCAGAATCTACAACAGGCCTATACCATCCTTGATTAGGTTTTATAATAGAATTATTACTCGTATCGACTTGCCATATATGTGTAACTTTTAAGTCCCAGTCGCTCCATTTTCCAGTACCTGTTGTTGAATTAGGATGATTTGACATAGGGTGATTTGCAAACCATCTATCGCATGTAACACCTTCAGTTGTTTGTCCCTGTGACACAGCAGCGTTTACATCACTAAGTTCAATAGTATTATTACCGAATATTGCATTATTTCCACCGGATGTATCTTGAAAGGCTTCTGCATATATATAAGCTTCTTCGTTGTTAGATGGTGCTACAAAAGATTGATCTGTAATACCTTGTGAATTTATGTATTCTCTAGCAAGTCCACCTATCACAATCCAACCGCTTTGTAATTCGGTTCCGTTTTTATAAAATCTAGCACCAACTATATGGGATTCTCCTGTTGAATTCGATGCCCATACTTGTTGATATGTCCATTGTGATTGATTTGGATCTTGAGATCCTGTCCATTGTAAATCTTCCTCTGCTAAGGTTGAAGCATAACTTGCCGCTATGTCTCTTCCTAGATGATCGAAAGAATTTTCCATCGCATGAAAACTTCCACTAAGATCTTGTAAATTCACATTAGAATCAAAATTACCCCATGTTAAATTAGGGTTACCTAACCTAATTATAGTAAATTGATCTCCCATCCTTCTTTTTTCAACGGAGTTCTGTTGTCCAGAATTAGTGTGTAAATATAATGTAGTTGAATCTTGTTCAATGGGGTCATCAGCCGATATTAAAGTATCTGGGTCATTTGGATCTACTTCTACTCTAGATGATTTAAGACCTCCAAGTATAATACGATCCCCTATCATGATTACTCCATTATTTGCAGTGTTGGGTGCAGTTGGACCTATATTGTTTACTACATATTGAAAGGTGGACATTGATGGAACTTCAAATGATATACCACCTCCATCTCCCCATGTTTGACCGTTACAAAGATACCATCCCTGGTACATTCCTTGACCAGATCCAAAGTTACTTCTAAAAAGAGGAAAACCAACACCTTCACCTTCATAGGTTGTAGTTGATGTTGTTGTTCTAAAATAAGTCTCAAATTTATCTGTAGGTATTTTAGTAATACTACCAATTGGCATTGCATTAAATATGTTTGCTACTCCATCCCACTGTACTTCTCCAGATGTATTTTGAGAAACTAATACATTATTTACATTTGCATTAACGTCATACTTTATTTTCCCTACAGTAAATGTGCAGCTTTCTCCCGTAGGAATTGGGTTACCATCATCATCAGTACCCCATACACCACTGTGTATTACTTTAATACCTTGTTCTATTTCTGAAATTTCGGATATTTTAACGTTAACGTTAGGACCAGAAAGATTTCTAGCCTCAAAGAAAGTAGCAGTAGCCAGGTGGTTTAAGTGGAAATCTGGCCAATCCTGTATTCCCATTGGAAGATTATTAGAAACAATAGATCCCTGATCAGAAACACCTATATGTAAATTAGTTTCTTCAACTCCAGGAGCTGTCATTAAATTTTTACTTAAAGAAATTACAAACGTCCTTTCATGCCAATGGTTGTCTAGTGAGTTTATACCAGTAGGAATTGGTATATTAGCTAACATTATAGAATCCATTGTAGAATTGCTACCATATACTCCTGTGTTAGTCGCTGATTGCGATACTACGGTTAATGCTGAACTGCTTCCTGTGCTATGAGAAGCATTTGTATCATTGTAAAGCGTACTTAAAAATGTGTTATCACTTGGGGGATTTTGTTGATATGAAGATGCGCCGAGAACAATAGTAGGGCCAGCAGGTTGAGCATATTGTGAGATTAGCGCCTCAGACGCAGTTGGATATAGTATATTTTTTTGTGCAACTGAGTATTGTGAAGTTTGCGTATATAGCACAGTTTCTGATATCCAATTACCTGAAGAACTAGGACCTTCAACACCCTGTGCCCCTTGTGTTCCTTCATTTCCCTCGGGTCCATCTACTCCTTTAATTCCCTCAGGTCCATTTGGACCTTCTATTCCAGTAGGCCCCGCTGGACCTCCTAAACTAAGAACATTAAAGTTATAATTGATTTTATCAATTTTATCCTTTGACCACCATTCATTGCTATTCGGATCTAGATCGCTTTTAAAAAGTTCTTTAATATTTATATTCATTATTATGCGATTATTTTAGCATGGACCCTAAACTTATAGTTATATCCTGGTTTTTTATTATATATTAATCTAAAATCTAGAGGCTTTTCTGCAAACCTTCTCACTTCAAAATTAGTCAAGGGTAGATATCCATCTGACATTATATCTTCTAGATTCACTACACTGTCAAGATTTGTATTTTCATTTGTTACCGGTTTTCCATATATCAATATTTCATCTAGTTCAAACCTTGGTATAATATTATCTTTTATATAGAGTACTGTATCGTCTTTCAGAGAAGTTTTATCTCCGTATGAATTTTCAGCTTTAACATATTTAGAATAATATGAGACTAGTTTTTCATCTTCTATTAATTCGTTTATAATAGAATCCATGATATAAAAGTCAATGTATATTTTTTGTGAATCTTCAAATACATAAGCAGATTGATTTTCTTTTTCATCGTATCTTATAATATCAAGTTCTTTTAAAGAATTTACATATATTGGAGAATATGCAGTAATGTCATACTCGTCCTTAACTTTCATTATCGTAGATGCAAAAAATGATCTTTCTTCTATTGGACTTAGAGTACCTGAAACTCTTTTATATTTTCCACCTTCATAAGATCTAGTGTAATAATTAGAAGAATATTTACTATTAAATAAATTTAAATCTCTTTTATCTATTGCTATTTCTCCAATTAAGGGATATAGGGGTGGTTTATCTGTATTCTGATCTAGCTTTAGTACCTTACCGCCTTCTTCATTAACTTTATGATAAAAGAAATTAGGAATAATTCCATAATACTTATCAACTTCCAAATAAGAAGAGAAAACACAATTAACTTCAGATAACCTGTTATATATGCTCTGTTGTCGTAAATACTCAACAGTGGGTCTTGTTGTAGCTGCATCACTAGGTACTAGTTTTTTGTGCCTATATGCTGCTGTAAATTCTATTACGTCTTTAAACAGAGGATCATATTCTCCATTCATTCTTCTAAGATTAGTATAATATCCACCATCTTCTCTCGCAACAAGGTCATGACCTATTTCATCGTTATTTAATTTAAAAGATTTAGGTTTATCTTCATCTGTCTCTATGTCAAGTATTGATGTTTTAATTAATTCTACACCATCTTGTATTTCAATACAATATAAGCCATCTGACTCTACGCCATCTTCACTTATTGTAGTATATTTAATATTATCATGGGTGTTTATTCTTTCAGCCATCCCAGGGGCAACCACTGAGCTTAGTACGTTTTCCCATCCTCTTTTACCACCTAGATGATATTCTAGTTCTATCCCATTTCCTAGATTAGTTGTGTCAGTTTCACCAAGATAATCAAGTATTGTAATTTTTTCAGGATATCCGGCGGCGGCAGAAGTATCTACTCGACCTGGAGTCCCAGCTACAATTATATTTTCATCGTCTATAACTGAAACAACTTTTAGGGAGTATACTGAATTTGGACCACCAATACCTTGGTCATAGAGTGAAAATACCAGATATGAATATTCTTCATCTATTTTAAATATATCTTTAGTAAACTTGGTAGAATTAAAACCAACTGACAATAAAGAATTAGTCACCTGTGTAGTTGTATCGCTCCAATTAGAACCTCCTCCAATTCCTCCAAATTCTAGAAAACCTCTAACCTTGGAATTAATAGTATCTCCACTAGAATCAACAATATCACTCAATGTATAGGCTTGATATATGTCTAAAAAGTCGACATTATTATTAGGAAGAGATACATGAATAACTAGGGTTAATGTTTTAAATTTTTCATTTTTTATAAATTCAAATTCTGTTTTAGCCTCATACTTTTCATCTGAATTTGCCGGATTGTTGGTGTAACATAATACTGTTGAATATTTATATCCGTTTACACTCGAAGAAGGTTGGAATGAAATAGGGTTACTTAGAGAGAACTCTTTCCTATCCTTATAAATATATCTAAGTCCTTTAAAAACAGTAGACGCGAATCCTAATGAATCACCACCAGTAAATGATGTATATAATCTTTTTGTTTTTGAATCTGCCCAATTATCATCTTCTGCTAGATTGACTGTTGGATTAAATGGATTGTATAAACCTCCAGGGGATGTAGTAGCAAAACCACCGGAATCTGTATTTTCAACATGTGCTCCGATATATGTTAAAAACGAAGAAAAGAAATCATATTCTATATCTTTTAATCTTTCCGCAACCTGTGGAAAATACATTGCATCTTCTTCAGGGTTTACATAATCTCTTAAAAGAGGAATAGAGGAAGTTGTTTTTAAATATGGAGGAATATTCCATATTAAGAAGTGTTCCATGTTTAACTTATCAGAATCCCTATCAGAAGCTACTGATATATCAGGTGATAAATTATCTACGCCAAAGGCTTCATTTACGTTTAATATGTATGGTAAGCTTCTTGCATTTGTTGCAGTACCGTCCTTAAGAGCAAACTTACATATTGTTGGAATTATCCTGGAACTTACACTCGTTTCTTTTAAAGAGTTTTCATTTAGTCTATCGTATTCACTCTGTATATCTATGGTAGTTTGTTCATCTATTTCAGATGAATCATCTTCTATAACATTAGATAAATTTTTAAAACTAAACATATTAATGTTTTCTTCACTTTGCTTGAATATAAAGGTCTTATCATCAGCTGAATTAGATATGTTGTATAGTACGCTATTAGGCTCTTCTTTTACTCTAATTATAGTATATCCTCCAGATGAAGATGGAATAAACTTAACTATTAAAATTTCAGTATAAGTTTTATTAGTTCCTTCTTGTGTCTGTTCGTCCTGTCCTCTTAAAAAATCACCCTTAGATAAAAATGGCCTTACGTCTAAACCATCAATAAGTACGGTCCATTGCACTCCATCTATTTCAACTTGATCAGAAAAATTAGGGTCTGGTTGCACCACTAAAGAAACATCATTACTAGAAGGTTTCGCAGAGCTTAGGCTAAAGCTGCTCTCATCGTCTAAATAGTTTTTACTTTCTAGCGTAAGATGAGAAATGTCAGAATTGGCAGTTGAGTAAAAATCAAAATCAAAATCCTTCATGTCATATCCTTCAAATTTACCAAACTGCGTCATATAAATTTTATAGGTAGAAATCAAATTAGTATTTGAAAAAATAACTTTATTTTTAAAAACAACTCTAAAGTTATCAGAAAGAGGGTCTTTGATAATTTCTTCAATTCTAGTATATTTTTCCTTTCTGAAATGTTTAACATAATCACCTACTGTAAGAAGACCAACATCGCTCGATGAAACAGTTATACCCTGATTAATAGAACATCCACCTGACATTGTAAATATGTCATAGTCACCTAATTGAAGTCCACCGGTTACCGTACCTCCTTCGTCAATAAATTCATTATATCTTTTTTCAAAAAATGAATCCGCCGAAACACAATCAGTCATATCTAAAAATGTATAAGGATTTGATGAATGAATTCCAAATATTGTAGTGTATTTATTTCTACCTTGCGAATAGTCATCTATTACTATTTCATTCTTAATTGATCGCGCATTATATGGTATTATTTCACCATTTCTAATAGAACCTGCAATAGCAGCAGCGATCTGTGAAGTATTACCTTGACATGAATATCTTCCTTCAGAATACGTACCGATTGGCATAGTTTCGTCCGCGATAAAGATAAAGTCTCCTAAATTAAAGTTTTCTATAGATATTTCTAAAAGATCTCCTAAAAATATTTTATCATTATGAACAGGGGCTTTTGTCAATTTAAACCTAATAAATCCATTAAAAGGTTCTTTAGAAATCACAGGAACCTGTATTTCATTTTCTATCTTCTTAGTAAAGTTTTCTTTATCTCCTTTAAATGAAGTATTAATACTTCTAGAATTTTGTAAAAACCTTCTATTTCTAGAGTCAAATGTATTTTTTACATGATGAAACTCTCCGTTTTTATCTTTTACCCAACTTAACATAGGAATATTTGTCTCTGCCTCTGTTGGAATTAATTCAGAATCTCCATTAATACTATTGTCTCCGGAAATATACAACATACCATCTTTAGTAGTATTGTCTACTAGTACTTCTCCCTCTACATGCTCATCCACATATAATCCGAAATATCTATAAATGTTATAATCTTCAGCGTCATGATCATCAAATAAGAATTCCAAATTAAATATATTAGCTGAAACTATTCCGTTTCTTTCAAAACTTGAGGTAATAGTATTATTAGCTAATATCTCCGGAAGATCTTCTCTTATATAGTCATCATCAATATAGTCTGATTTTTTAACAAAACCACCTATCATCGCATCTATTCCCGAAAAATAAGTAGGATCATCTAATTCAAAATTAAAAGTAACGTGTGATTTAGGAAATAGAGGGTCATTGATATGGCTATTTAAATATTTTCCTAATTTAGAATTATTAGTAAGATCAAATGTCTTAATAATTGTAGCCTTAGAAAGCATTTCTTGAATTCTATTATTTTGACCGGATTCATTATCACGATATGATCTATCAAAATCAACGTCCTTTATTCTATAGATTACATATTTTTGTGGAACCTTATCTTCTAGCCATATTGGTGAAAATATACGATATTGCTCACCGTACACCTTTGTATAATTAAAAGAAGCACCATAATTATATAAGTTTTCATATTGTGTAGAGTATTCTTTACTTATGGCTAGGTCAGTGTGTTCTCTACCAACCTCATATCTTTTATCCTTAGGTAATTTGCCATAAAATATTGCAACATCCCTATTATATTGTCCAAACTCAGAAAGAGCATGTTTTTGAAAACTAGACTGGGATAAGTCTCTACTAGCTTTAATAGAGCTTAAATAAATATCTCCTGAAGAATCAGCCACTAACTTAATGTTAGTAGTTAATTTGGGATTAGTTCTTAATAAAGCAAAAGATTTATTTTTGTCTAAACCACTCTTTGCTCCTGTGTTAATAATTTTCGCCATTTATGAATAGACTCTATTTTTGTTAGAGTATATATCATGCTTTCCTACAGCAGGATATTACCTAAATGGACGAGCATCAAAATCGTATAATCTAGATGATCCAAATGCATTGTAGTATGAACCAGTAAAGAATCTTCTTCTGTTAAACCACCAGTTACCACCAGTACCCGTTCTATAACTCTGTAGCATTACTTTGTTAATACTGTTTTTATTGGTTCCTGTCGCTTTATACTTAGCATATACTTCAACATCAAATTTAAATTCAGTTTTATACGTATCAATGATGTCTAGTCCAATTTTCTTAGAATATGTTAAATTAGAGAACGTATTACCATATATTCCACCAACTCTACCTTTACCAGCCGTATCTTTACCGTGATAATCTGTCATTCTATATTGAAATACCATATCCACTGAAACTGCATTCTGACTTCCACCTTCTACTATTTTCTTACCAAACTTATTAGGTCCATCGACTGATAAGCTATTTTGATTTATAGGAGAAAGATATAAGAAAGAACCGCATGAAAGTCCACCTAATAAATATTGATCATTTTCTTCAAAAGAATTCTTTACAGATTTTCTAGCAATTATAGAGCCTTCTCTATCTATAGGTCCTGATTCTCCTCCATCTCTAAATGTAATTGAAAGAGGTTGATATGGTGTTTGTTGTTTTCCATCTTTATCGTTAGCTCTTTTAACAGCGTATTTAGGCATAGAAATTAAACCTTGGCCTATAATATCAACTACCGATAACCTAGTCGTAGGGTCTCCTTCAGTTAAGATTGGATGGAATTTTGATAAGTATATACCTCTATCATAATCAGCGGCTCCTACTGTAGAAAGTTTAGCTAGATCTAATACTCCGGCAGCATTTCCACTTCCGGCTTCTAGACTTCCACCATCGTACGTTCCATTCCATATAAAATCTGGAGAAGCCAAAGCAGCTGCTTCATCATTTGAAGTCTCGGGGGTATCAGTAATTTCACACGTAGCGTCTGTAACTATAGTAGAAAAATCTCTTAGATGTGGCCTAGTACCAGACTGGAACGATGCTGCTGAAGTTTGACCGGTGGAAGGATTTCTAAATTTATAACTTAATCCATATTCAGCTGTTGTAACACCATTTCTTACCGCGGTAACTACAGTATCATTGTCCGGGTCCTCTGTATTGTATAATGATCCATTATTAGATATATTCCTAAACCTTGAATAAATATATTGTCCGTTCAATTGCGTAGACTGTTCAGGGGAAGGTGAAAAATGATTGTAAGAATTTCCATCTCCTGTTAAGTTTTGATAAACGACAGGAACTTGATCATATCTTCCTTCACTTGTATAATATGCATCATTTGCTATAGCATCAGCTGGGCCAAAGGCACCGGTTTGTTCATCAGAAGTATCAACGTTTATAATACCAAGTCCATATTCTGATGTGTTAGTAGATACGTATGCAGGTTGTTTTAAGTCTCCTACTATTCTAGCAGATAATTCTAGATCAGATGCTTTACTGTTATGTAATTCTATTTTAAAGTTTTTAGTAACAATGTACCCTTTAGTTTCACCGGTTGGAGCGTTATCCGTATAATATCCTGCAAATATTTTAGCACTGGTATTATTTTTAACTATCGTCGCAGTTCCATCTTCGTCTACTATTTTAATCATCAGCTCACCAACAGTACCCTCAACTTTAGCCTGTAATCTTTCTAATTGATTTTGTAATTCTAATAGCTTATCGTATACGCTAATAGGGCTTTGTTCTCCAGTTAAGAAACCAGAAGCTAAGCTATCTGCACCATGTGCAAAGAACGTATCGTTAGATGTAAATCCTGAATCTAGATGCTGAAATAAACCTTGTGCTTCTAAATCATCATTAATTTCTACCTTTACATTATCTAAATCGTTTTGATTAACTAAGGTGTTTGCTCCATCAGTTGCAATTTCTCCTTCTGGAAATGGAATTGTAATTATTTCTGACCATTCTGATTCAACGGGTGTTGTTGGAAAACCTGCTTCAGAAACAGATTTTACCATCATCTCAATTTTCTCACCTGGTCTAATTGGAAGATCTATAGAATTAAAGTTGATTGCTTCCGCATCTTCTTCAGATTCCATAACCCATCTAAAACCTCCATCGGCCTGCTTTTCTCTTTTTCTAACAGGGCCTTTTACTTCAACCCAATTAGAAAATGCAGCAGTTTTTTTGTTGAATTTAATTTGTTCTATTACCGAAGTTTTACCGGTAGCAGAAATATATCTATATCTGGCTATGAATTGAACCACTTCCTGTGATATTTCTTCACCTACTTTTTTAGCATCAGGAATAGACCAAAAACCTCTTACCCTATATTTAGGAGAAACCTTTGGTAATTCATTTGATTCTGCGATAGCTTTTATTTCACCAACACTTGAAGAAAACACTTTAGTTTCAGCTGCTTTTTCTCTAATTAAAGAAACTAATTCATTCTTTTCTCTATTTCTTTCTATTTTAGAAGAAAACTTTTTAGTAGCTATTAATAAACGCTTCTTTTTAATAGTTCCGTCCAACTTTTTAATAACTTGCTTTGCAGCCATCTTTTCAGACTTAATAGCTTTAACCTTTTCAACTGTAGCATTTTCAGTAAGGTGTTTATTAATTTGAGTTACCTTAAAGTTATCAACAATAACGTCAGGTGAATCTGGAATTAATCCTACCGAAGCCGGTGGGATATAATCTACCTTTAAAGCCTTTATAAACTGTCCGAAATCAGCTACTTCTTCTTTATAATATTTAGAAAGAGTAGTAACTATTCCGTCTTCATCTTGTATTGTCAATTCATTTGAGAAAAACGCAATACCTGGTGAATAATCTGTTGAAGGTATTTTAGAAATAGGGTCAATTGGCTTAACAAAAACAACTTGTCTTTCGTTAAATCCAACTTTAATTTCAACATCTACTGATAAATCTATATCTTTGTATATTCTTAAAGAATCCGAACCTATTTTTATAGGAGCATATCCTTCAAGTAAAGATAGCTCAATTTGAGAAGTTGAAACATCTATCGATTTTACAATATACCTTGTATTATATTCTTTGTTATTTACAACTAATGAATCACCTATCTTTAAAGATTCAGTGTCTTTCATTGTTTTATTTGCGTCAGAATATGTTAGTTTATTTAAAGTATATACTTTTACCGTTTTAGTTTGACTAACGCCATCAACTATTACCGTCTTAGCTACGTTTTGAACTTTAAACACACCGAAAGAACCAGTATATTGAATAGACCTAACTGGCATATCCACTGTTTCTGCATCAATTCTATATTTTAATCCGTCTTCTTTAATTTTAGCTACAAACTTTTCATAATTAATATCATTTTGACCTTTATAGATTTCGTCAAAAGATTCGGCTGTTGTAGCGTCTTCATCATCAAATATAAACCTTTCAGTGTATACTCTTTCAGTGTCCACTGGAATTTGACCTTTAACATCAAGGTTAATTGTTAATAGTGGATTTAAAAAATCTTCAAAGAAATCGTTTAGCTTAGTGTTAAATTCTTTAGGAGTTGCTAAAGATGTTATAGGGGCTGAAGGACCTTTTAATCTAGAAGTATGTATTTTTCTATAAGAACCATCTTTAAGTTTAACATTAGCACTTGAAGTGTCAATGCCGCTTATTGCGGTTAAATTCTTATCAAGTCTTTCAATTTCTCTTTTCAAAAAACCAAATGCTGGAATTTGAATCGCAGTCATTTCGCCTGTGCGATTATCGAATAAATCAATAGTAACTGTTTCTTTATCTGTAGAAATAGCCTCATTGATACGCTCAAAAGTTTCTAGTGAATTAGTATTTAATTCAAGAAACTGTTCGAGTAAGTGTGATATAGAATTGCTAGCGCTCATATTATCTTAAAATATCGTATTCAAACGTTTTGTTTATTTCATCAACACAAACTATTTCTATATAGGGAGTGGCACTCAATAGAGAAGAAGCTGAGATTGAAATCTTTTGAGACCATCCACCTTCTTTATCTGTCCACATTGTAATAGAATTAGATTGTAAGTTTTTGATTTTATTTTTAAAAGTTACTCTAACAACTTGTCCTTTTTTCCATGATGTTACAGTATCGTCTAGGTATATATTTAGATTAGAATCAAAGCTCTCGTCAAAGGCCGTGTAAACTCTAACTAAATTATCATACTCTTTTAATCTTTGCCAAACTGCTTTAGTAGAAGATTCAGACGGTAAAAAAGGACCGCTGTTATCTATTATTCTTTCGTTCGTGTTAGAAATAGTATCAAACACATAGGCAGGGCTTAAAGAATATCCGTAATTGATACAACTTATTTTAACTTTACCGTTACTTGATTTATCAATAGAGACTCCTGTGTTACCTGATTCTAAAACATCAGTATTATATTGTAATTCCGTAGGAATGTCACCAGATATCACCTGATTTAGCCTAGAACTAGTATCTGTTATTAAGTCCATGATACTTCTTTCGTCTTGAAAATTAAGTGTTGCATTTTCAACGTCTTTTTCAATTAAGTCCAATCTTGTAGATATTCCTTGTAAATTTTCAGAAGTCAAAAAGAAACTTTCTAACATCTCAACTTTATTAGAAATATCAATATATCTGCTATTTGCATCTCTTAATAATTGAACTGCATTTTCCAAAGCACTTGTCGTGTCTAAGAAAATATCCATTGAAAATGTAGAATAATCGTTTACATTTTTCTCTATACCTACATTGTCTAATGAAGAATTAAATTTGAGATTTAATTTAAGAGCAAATGCATTACCATTAAGTCCAGTTACTTCATTTGGCTTATATTTTGTTAATTCCGGAATATACCATCCATCGTTAGAAGTATCTTCTTTCCAGTTGTCTAATAAAATTATACCATAAAGGTTAGTAGCCTTATTACCTATATTAGATTTAGAGTATAAATCGTAATAAACTAATATTGCATTAAATCTAAAATCACCACCTCTCTTTGAATAGTCTAATAATGTATCTAACTTAGGATCGTTTATTATTTTAGAATATGCAGAAGCGTTAAAGTCTATTCCAAATGTTGGAATTTCATTTTCATTAGTATTATAAGTTCCATCATCTTGATCACCATAGGCTTGTAAATCTAAAAGAGGATGATTTGGATGAATGTCATCTGTTGTTCTTCCTTCAATCATGCCATCAAAGCTTGGATTAAATTTAATATTATTAGTATTAAACTTAGATGTTTCTAATAAAACTTCAGGAGTATATCCTACAGAAGAAGGAACGTTAACAAATATTTCGTTGTACTGTTGCCCTTTATAATTCTTATCGTTAGTTACATCGATATTTCCAATGTATTTTATAACTTGACTATATTCAGAACCAGCTTGAGTAGAATCATCTAGCTCTATCATTCTAGAATATCCTGTTGAAACTTCTTGTGAAGTTGCAGTTCTTACTCTTATTGCATTAATATGATATAGGTATTTAAAGAATATTTTTTCAGCGTCACTTTGAAATAAAACATCGTCAAAATCATCATTAACCTCTGGGTTAAGAAGCAAATTCTCTAAATTAAGAGCATAGCTTTGAAAAGTTTGTGCAAAATGCACATTTCCGTTACCATCATGTGCTATATCGCTATATGGATCCGCACCTTCTCCGCCGCCAGCTTCATATAAATTTGTATATTTGATATAATTAGGGCCAGAGTGAGGGTCGTTATCATCGCTTAATGCAAAATCAGCATATACCGGCAAGTCTAGTAATGCAAATTTAGAAAATTCAAAATTGATATCGGGATTATAGTACGCACGTGTCAGATCCCTTGCTGCATTAGCAAACGCATACATCGTACCTCCTTGTTCCTGTGGAATCCTTATTAGTGGTGTAGCCATCTAATTAATTGTTTTTATTTTAATTAAGATATCGTTGCTCCGTTAGAACCAACAATATACCATTTACCGCTCATATCTCCTATAAAACTAATAGATCCGTTCATTGCAACGTCTATTGTAGAGTTTGCGTCGTATCCATTAAGATTACCGTTGCTTGCATCTATAGAGAATTCAGCAGTGCCGATAACAGTTAAAGTCTGTCCAGGATTAGAAGGTCCTAATAAAATAGGGGTTTGTGCATCATTATATAGATATGCTCCTTTTACTGGAATCCCAGTTGGAAAATTAACAGTGTCCATTATAGATACTTGTTGTCCTTTCTCAAAAATAACATTTTCTTTAAATGTCGATTCAACTCCAGATGTTAACGCAGATCCATCTACAGTAAATGTAGCTAAACTTCCGTTATTAACAAAAAGTTGACCTGCTGAAACTGAACTCGATAAGGTTAGTGTTTCTTGTGTCGTGTCTAGGACATTTTCAATTGTACCTAATTCTTCATTAATGTTATCAAAGTTGTTATTGATAGTAAGTCTTGAAGAAGAAAGACTGTGTGTCCCTAAAATTGTAGTAATACTTGCCATTTTATTTAATTGTTAAGATGTTTTTTCTTGTTATATTTTTATTTCCATTCAAATCAGTTAATTCCAGCTCTAAACTATACTCTCCTTTCGTATCGAATAAGTATGTCAGCCACTGATTATCATAATATATATCTTCTTTTTTTACACTATTATTTATCAATCTCCATTTCTGCTCTATGACACCTGGCATTTTAGTTAAATCATAAGAAAATGTTACATGATTTAATAAACTTATAGTGTCATGATCGTCAATAATATATGTGTCGTTAAAGTTAGGATTATACGCTTGATATTTAACAAAGCTGCTAGGATCTATTGTTCCTGTTGTTGTCGTAGCGTTGTGGAAATCATAACTTTCGTTTGGTTGTTTAGAAACTACCAGCATATATGTACATTCATCAACTCCTTCAATACCTGTTGAAACATTTCCGTCTGAATCAAAATAAATCGGATTCCAATTAAATTTGGTAAAGATAGGATATTGATTAGGATTTAAATTATTAATTTCCTGTTGTAAATTGTTCCAAGCAGATAAATCCTGTGGATTTACAGGATATGTTGCAGTTGGTGTATATGATTCCATTATTTCTAGACCAGTGAATGTATCTATTTGGGAAACTGTTATAGTTCCGTTTGCATCTCCGTTTAACTCTAATTTAAATGAAGAATTTAAATCAGCACCTATTCTAGTCTGATTCCATGAGGTAGTTGGTCCGTCGTTCCATACCTGTTTTCTTAAAGATTTCCATTGATATGCGCCAGTTGTTTCAGCAAACCCAGTAGGACTATTTGAATCTTCATATCTTCTGCTTATTGAAAATTCTTTACCGTCTTCGTCACTATTTAAATAATTAGCTCTATCTAAAGTTAGGTAATATGTACCTATGTTTTCTTCAACAGTGTTTAGGTTTTCTCTGCCCCATTCCCATGAAGAACCAGCTTCTTCCCAATTATACTTATAGTTTGCCCAATCTAATTCTTTAGTAAGCTTTTGATAAAGACCATATACTTGTATATTCTTCGATTTAACATTTATCTTTTTATTATGACTAATGCTTCTAACATTATATAAATCCCAAAATGCAACATCTATTGCGTATTCTCCCGTATATGGTAATATTAAGGGAAGAGTATACCAGTCGTCAACGGATCCTCTAATAGTTTTATAGTAACCTCTAGGGCCTTTAATTATCCATTCAATTTCATATACACTTCTTTTCCACCAATCATCCCATGTTAAGAAAGTGTCCTGGGTTGGATTTATTCCACCTGTTTGAAGATTTAAATCATTCTCACTATCATCGGCTATCGTACCGTTTGCATTATAAATTGGATATGCAATATCGTCATCGGTATCATTTGCGTCAATAAACGTAAACTCGGCATCATCCCATGTATCTTTAAGAGAAGTCCCTGTTAAAACAATAGGAGCTCCTATCGGTATACCCTCAATAGTATTATAAGAAGACATGTCCTCATCATACCATTCTGTATAAAAATTTCGTATAGATTCTTCTAATTCGTTTCTCTCCGTCTTACTAAATACTTCTATTTTTTGATTAATTCCTTCTAACCTATAATCTACTTTTCTTAAATCTTCTATATAAATAGTTTTAACATCAGGTAAAACATCGTAATGTACGTCTTGTCCGGATTGTTGTGTTTTAATCTGTTGTTGATTATTCCATACTCTTTGATTAACGCCATCGAAGTAATCTCCTTCCGCTGTAATGTCTACGATTTTTGCATTAAGGGGTAAATACTCTCTCTGTAATTTACGCTTTAAAGCATATAACTTAATTAATATTTCATCGGGCGAGAAATCTGTAATTTCTTCGACTTCCGGTAAATCAAATTCATTTAACCTTCCAGTAGGAACATTTAGTCTATATGCTAATGAAAATCTAAAAGTTTTCTTTTGGTTAGAGTTAGGAAGATTAGTATTTCTACTTTTCTTAGCTAAAAAACCAACCTCAGTTTGGTTAGCAACAGGAACAACAATCATCTTACCGAATCCCTCTGCACTTTCATTTATATTTAACCAATATTCTCTAAGGCTTACATTATTATATCCATAAAAATCAATAACATTTAGTAGAGCCTTATATGTACCGATAAATGGCTTTATAGTAGAAGCCTGTAATAAAAGTTCTTTTCTTTTTCTATTTAAAACTTTATAATCTACACCAAGATCTTTAATATCAGATTCTCTAAAAATAAGATAATCCATTTCATCTAAGTTAAGAGCCATATTAGTCAAAAGATCTTTTAATCTTTCGTCTTCTGCAACAACTTCACCATATATTTTTAAAGAGGCTACTTTAGTATCAATGCCATTGGTGTGCGCATATATTTCAAGTGTTCTAATATGAAAACCTTCTACACTAGAACTTAAAGCGACATTTGCAATACAAGCAGTGGGCTGTAACATGTCAGCTGTTGGTGAAACTATTTTAAAATTTTCGGAATCTAACCCACTATAAAGTGTATTAGGTTTCATTTCACTTAATTGAGTTTCATCTACAATTACTTCAAGATCTCCCTTTATCATCTTGCCACTATACAAGAAAATGTCTTCACTTTCTCCATATTCTGAAGTAAATTTAAATTTCAAAGAAGTGTTGTTAGCGTCTGTCGATATTGGGTGTACAAACCTAGGGTTATCTAAATTGTCTCTTACCTCTTCTAATACATATATGTTAAGAGTTTCATAAAGACCTGTAGATACCTCTGGTAAAAACGCAGTTCCTTCTGAATATCCCAGTTCACTGTTGTATTCTAAATTTAATTCGTTAGAATTATTATCAAAGAATCTAAGATTTTGATATGACATTATTACCTAATTTTTTTATCTTCCTTTTTCATCGTATATGATTTGTAAATTTTTAAGTAATTTACAGAATCAACCCAATCAGCAAGTATTTCTTGAATGAAATTAACAAAGTCATTCATTTGATTATTTCTCCAAATATGGTTAGATATAGAATTTTTAAGAATGTTACTTCTATATTCATTACCTAAATTCTTTCTATCGTCAAATGCAGTTTCTCTAATAGAGTATAATCTTTTTCTTCTGCTTTTAAATAATTTATCAAAAATACTCATTATATTGATTTTCTATTTTTTGCTTGAACTTTTGCAAATATAGTATTCTTCACGGCAGGTTCGTCAAAATAAATTGACATTGCAGCCTTTTCTCCGGTCTTAACTTCGTCTTTCACAATTAAATTTTTACTGTCTAACCATCCTCCTCTGAATAAGGCAACCTCTTCTTTTTCAAGAATGATATCGCCAAATGAATCTAGGTTTATTACGTTTTCAGGAAGAGCTGCACCAGGTTCAAAATTAACCTGTTTTGTAGTTACGTTTCTTTTAAAGAAAACCATCTTTTGTTTACCATTTCCTATTTCAGTTAATACTGGAGTTGAAGGAGTTACAGTCACTGTTTCAGATATGTAATACCCTAACCTTCTTGCTGTTTCTTCTTTTTCAGAAGTAAACTTAACATTAACTGAATCTATTCCATCAATATTTTCAACTATTGCAACAATATCAGATTTAGGTAATCTATCTCTTCTAGTAATATTTATTAAATATTCTGCAACCTTTGATCTAATTTCAGTAGCAAGATTAGCTTTAGTGTATCCTTCAAAATATCTTACCTTGATATCCATTCTAAAATATTGTGGTTTCGGATCTACTATTTTTATTTCTGTAGTTACCATTTGCCTTCCTGATTTTTCTAATAAACCTCTAATACCTTCTTTTTCGATTTCTGTAAAAAAGAATTCAGAAGTATCTAAATTAAAATAATCCTTATTATTTTGTAACTTTTTTAAAGTATTAGGCAACATGAACAGATAGATAACATTATCATCGTCTAAATATCCATCATCTGTAGTGTTATATGCATCTAAATAAGAAAACATACCATATCTTGAAAGAAAGTGCTCATAGTTATCAGGAGTTGCTAATACAAATGAATGTGACTGTAATGGGGCAATTAACTTTGTTAATTCAATATCTTCTGGATTTGCTCCCATTTTAGGTGCAACTGTAAATTCAGATTCTAATAATTCATTTAGATCATGCGTATTTCCTAGTGAATCCGTTCCTTCAGTTTTAAATTCAAAAGATAAATCAGCTCTACCGTTTAAATTACCCATGGCTCCTTCTATTTTTAAATACTCTACTTCTATCGTAGATCCTGAATCAGGGATTTCACCAAAGGATCCATTTCCAAAATAAATATCTAAACCACCCGTAATACCTGTTTTGACAAGATATCCCTGGGTTCCTTTTTTCATATCATATAGAGAGTCATATTTAGTCCAAAGGCTTGAATTTATTTTTATTCTAACCTGAGAATGATCTACCATGCTTTTTGTTATAACATTAAAAGATTGAAAGGCTTCTCCGGTAGATGTTAAATTCTGAGACTCATATTCACCCTGCACCACTGGAACAAATATGTAATTAGAATTTGATTTTTCTAATCTAAATTGATCGTTACTAGTTCTTAGAGTATATCTAAGACCGTTATCTTTACATTCTATAATAGCATTGGCAGGAATGTTTAAAGCGTCTCCTGCAATATCTTCTAAACCTGAAACACCTAATCTTAATTTTAATTCACCTGAAGCGGCAGCTCCTCTAAATGAATCATGACCAGCTAGCCTAGATAAACCATATATCGATTCTGGATTTTGTGCTGTTAAAATATTCTGTTCAACTGTTGCGTCTTCTATGTAGAAGAATATCAATCTACCTATTTGCGAAATAACATCAAGTAGTTGTGAAAAGGGTGAAGCTGTTGTAAAAGCTCCTTCTACCTCTCCGTATACCCTAGTAACATAGGATCTTACGTCGTCGATCATTTCTCCAACTTTAATTCTAGATGTTGATAAAAAATTATTATCTGCCATTTTTATTTTATTAGTTTTATTATACGTAAACTCCTAATTGATATCTATTATCAATTCGTATGTCTACAAACACTGCATGCCTATCAACTTCTTTCGTGAAATCAACATCAACAGTTACATTAAATTTTCTAGCCAAAGGCGCATATTTATAAATTTGTTCAGCAACTACCTTTTTTAATAAATAGTCATTATAACTTAAAGAATAAACATAATCTTCTAGATTTGCGCCAAATTCGGGATCTCCTAATACATCACCTCTTCTTGTAAAAAGAATAGTTTCTATCTGTGTCATTAACCTAGCTAATTCAGAACTAATTTCTAATTTGCTTGGATCGAATCCAGGATCTCCTTTTGCTTTTATATAAAACTCCATTTAACTATATATTCTATTAAGAATGCATCATCCAATCGGTGCCTTCATCTGTTTTTATTTCTTCAATCAATGCTTCCAGTTCTCCTTCACCTAAACCTTGAATTGCGTCTGCATTGACTTCAATATTTCCAGGTAAAGCAAAACCAAATATACTTAACTTTTGTCCTAATGAAATTTTAATCTTTGCAGCACAATATCTAAAGAATGCTTCATCTTCAAATAATGCACACTCTGGAATTGTTTCATATACTTCTAATATAATATCTCTGTTAGGGGTTTCTCCAGTAAATTTAATCTCATGTGTTAGTTGGTTATAGTGATAGCCAATGGGGTTTTCTAGAATTTGTCTAGCCATATCAAAGAAACTTTCATTAACCACGTAATATTGAAGGTTCT